TTTTTGTAATTGATTCAAAACCATTTTCCGATCGGACTGGTCCTGAAAAAGTTGTATTTGCCATAATTATATCCTCCTAGTTTCCGAACATAGTCTCTAGGCCGTCGACTATACGCGTCTATGTTCTGATTAATTTGTATAGTAATTATTTTATATACGAAATTATTGAATAGTGCAAGATATCCCTAGGCTAAAAGATTGATTCTAGCTATTTATAAGTCCTAATTATCCAGCGTATAGGTGAACTTCACCATCTAATGGATTCGTATGGACTTCTGCTTCTTGTTTCCTGATGATTGATCTAATTACTTGTTTGATCTCATCACCTAAAACAGACATTTCAGCGGTAATTTGTCCTCTGTTTTCAAGAAACAGCTCGTTCCATCTAGATTCGAGCTTCAGTTTCTTCGCGAACAATACCATGTTGTCCTGAGCCATTTGTAACCTCCTCATAGGTTATATAAAAATCATTTACAGTACTTGTATATTGTAAATCATTTTCTTCCCATTTAATATCAGATTTTCCTAGAAAGTCAATGATAGGTTTATGTAGCTCCTCAACGGTATTTATCTCTCTATTGCTTTCTAATTCAAACTGTGTTTGAAGATATTTTGTAAATATTTTAACTAAGTATTTATTCATGGTTTTTTCTTTCTACAGTGTAAATGAGGCGGGATTGTGTCCCGCCTCAAATAATTTAATTATTATGCACCTTCAACGCCAAAGATACCTCTGTAGTCAGATACACCAAATGAGTATCTTTCTCTAGCTTTGTATCTTACGTTACCAGTATCAAAGTCCCCTTCCATTGCAGTTTTAATAGCTGCTCTTTCGAAGTACTTCATACCATTTGGCACGTCAGTGATAATGTAGAACGCATCAGGATCTGTTAAGAAATTGTTCACTCTGTAACCTTGAGGAACCATTCCCATAGAAACGATTGCGTTGATATCATTATCAGCAGTCGCTGTTCTACCTTGAGACTTCATCAATCTCTCAGCTGTAAATTGAAGCTCAGAAGGAACGATCATTTTCACTCCTCTAGCAGCAATTTTAAGACCTCTTTCGTCAGTCATTGCAGCAATGTCAATTAAAGACTGCTCCAATGATGTTTCGTTTAAGTCCGCTTGAGTTGTTAAAGTGTTTTTAACAGTACCTGCGATTGTTGGGTGAGCAATGTTAAATAATGAAACACCATCCCCTGAATCGAAAGCATCGTTAGAAGGTAGACCATTAATTAATGGAGCTACTGCTTTAACTTGTTTTGTGTTCGCCATAGATCTAGCTAACGCTTTTGTATATCTACTAGCAAGTCTGTCATACAAGTTATCTTCAATCGCTTCTTCAGTGATTGAAAACGCTAAAGCTACAGTCTCGTGAGTGTATCTAGCAGTGAATGTCTCTTGAGCATTGTCAAAAGCAACTCCTGCACCCTCAGACTTAGTCTGTGCTTGAGCAAAACCTGATAACATAACTTCTTCTTCAAACGCTCTGTCTGAAGATTCAGTAGTGTATATTTCAGCATGCTGATTCTCATAACGTTTATATTCCAGACCGAATAAAGCATTCAAACCTGGCTCTAGTTCTTTAACTAGTTGTCCTCTACTAATCGCCATAATTATCCTCCTCTATTAGATTCCGGCTGTTTGTTTTAAGAAGTGTTCATTGATCTCAACAACGAAGTTCACATTAGCTGAACCGATTTCGTTATTGTCTGGATCTTTTGAAACACCTAATATCTTTAACTGACCATCTGTAGCACTTAATGTACCATCATCTAATTCAGTTTTAGATACCCAGTTAGCAGAATCACCTGCAGCAAACGAAATGTCTGCACAGTTGAAAATGTCAGTTTGCTCTGAAGCACCTGCATTGTTAGATTGTATTTCAAATCTTTCATACGGGTCGTCAGAAACAAACGCAACAATATCAGTCGCAGCATTTGTAGCTTCGTAGTGATTTGCCCATGTTGGTTTTTTTGTTGAAGTGTCAGTATAGAAAACACCGTTTAGTGATCCTAGTAAAGCGACCGCTGAAACATTTGCAGCTCCAACTGTACCAGTTGCTAAAGCTCTTACTGGTTCGTTGAAGTAAATGTCGTCAGACGTATTCGCTGCGATACTATATTCACTTAAACCCATGTTGTCTCTATTCTGACCCACTTTTCCGATCGGTTTTAAACCGAACGCAGCATCTTTATTTGCCATAGTAGTTGTCCTCCTTAGACATTGTTAGTTTAAGTGTACTCTGTTGGTTTTTAGAAACTCTATAATTAGGATTTCTTAGTACCACCAAAAGTTACACGAGTTTGCCTATCAATATTGATCGGCATACTTGGGTGCTGTTCCTTCATAAGATCGTTGTCTACTGCTTCAACGTTTTCCTGAGCTTGATTTTTGTAATACTCAGATCGTTGTTTGGCAATCTCTTCCGGTACCCTTGCCAGCACAAGGCCACCAACTCCGATCACTCCCTTGTATTTTCCGTCTTCTACAATTGGATAATCTGCATCTGGATATTCATCAGATCTAACTAATTCGTATCCTGATCTTATTCTTCCAGCGATATTTTTTGTATCTTGGAAGCCTAAAGTTTCAGCTCTTATCCATCTATGTACAAAACCTGTTGGAGCAGGGGGTGCATCTAAAGATGATGGTGGAGACCAGACTTTTGGTTTAGAAGTTTTTTCTCTAGTCTGACTCGCACGCGAGGTTCTCTTATCATTGTCGTTTTCCATATGCTTATACCTCCTTCGTGATTTTTAGTTGTTTCGCATACTCTTTAAGTGGCACACCTAATTTTTTAGCTATTGCTACTTGTGACGGTGTGAGTGTCACAGTTTTGCGACCTGTATTTGTACTTCGCTTCGCTGAAGCTACTGTTTGTACGGGTCTGGTCGAAATTTCCCCTTTATCTGATTTACTTCTATCAAATTTGTGAGGGAATTCAAGTCTTATTCTTTTATCAATTTCTTGATAATACTCATCAGACTGAGGATCATATCCTTCATCTTCCGTCAACTTTTTGTGTAAATCAAATGCTGTGTAAGTCATAGCTGTATCTTGACCAAACCAAGTATTTCTACTAGCCCAATCTTCTGCTTTTGGATCAGGTGCTCTTTCTACTTGAGTTTGTTGTCTAGATAAATTTATCTCAGGCTGTCTAACTTGTCTTTGTTGGTTATATTCCTCTTGAGATACTTTAGTCTCTTGAAGTTTGGCTTTTTTATAACCTAATTCAGAAATAGCTGTTAAAGCCTCAGATTCTGCTCCTAGATCATTTGCTTCTCTAGCTGCCGCTAATTTAGCTTGAGCTGCTTGTAGTCCAGAGGTAATGCTATCTTCTGCATTTTTAAAAAACTCTGGTTCATACTTAGAGATTCTAGCTTCAGCTTGTTCTTTTGCTTTCATTTGCACTTTAGCATAATATAAAGCTTCTTCTTTTTGTCTCTCAGCTTCTCTCCATTTACCGGTAAGTTTAGCTATTCGTCTTTGTACATCTTTACTATAATTTTCTAATTCTTTATCTTTCTTTTCTTCAGCCTCTTTTGGCTCTTCTTTCTTTTCGGGTGTAGCTTCCACTACTTCAACACTGCTTGTCTCAGTAGATTCAGCTGTTGCCTGTTCAGTATTTTCCTCCGTTGAATTATCTAATTCAACTTCAGTATCTGGTCCAGAAGTATCAATGTCAACTGTTTTGTTTTCTTCGTTGTCTGGCATAGTTTATCTCCTTCTATGTTAGTATTGATGAAGTATATCTTCAGGGTTGTCGATGGTTGCTAAAACTTCATCATCATTTAGCAATCTTACTTCCCCACCATCAATCTGGATTCTTGATCCAGCATATCTTGCAAAAATTACCCAATCCCCTTTTTTACACCAAGGTCCTTCAGGAAATTTTTCTTTGTCATAACAATGTGGTCCCATAGCAAGAACAAGTCCACAAGTAGATCCTACTTGTTGTCTCTCTAAAGTATCTTGTCCAAGATATAATCCACCTTTAGTTTTTTCTGGCATTTTAAATGGCAGAACAACTAATCTCCAACCGGTTGGTTTAGGTAATTTATTTGATTCTTTTGTTTTTAAACGTTCATAACCATCAACTTCTTTTTGATGATCTTCTGCGTATTTATCTAATAGTGCTGTCCTAGTCTTCGGGTTGTCCGAATTGGACGACGTTTGTGAGGTCTTGCTCTCTTTCAGTATCATTTTTTTTCTCCTTCTTAGGGTTTAGCAGGGATGATATTTCCTGTGATATTCTTAAATAGGCATGTGCCTGTCCCATCATATACTTGTATTTTTCCATGTTGTCAATACCTCCGCCAATCATGTTATCACCAATATTTTGATAAGATTCTTTAAGATGTTTTTGTAGTTTATTTAATATTACTAGTTCTTCATTTAACATTTGCTACTTTACCTTTATTATCACCTTTCTTGATTACATATTTCTGTGTACCGTTCGCACCGGTCTCTACCTCCTTACGAAGGTCTTTAAACAAACTTTGTTGTTTATTTTTTAGTTCTTTTTCTTTTAGAAAAGATTCTAATTTTTTTGAGTCTCTCATAGGTACTAGGTATAGCAACCTCAAATAAGAAGTCAAGTTTGCCTAAAATTTTGTACATGAATCTATCTATCATTTGCTACCGCCAATGTAACCACCAATAACTCCAATTAAACCTGTAACTGACATTTTCATAAGTACTATTATGCTTTCATCTATAGGTCTATCTTCTTTAACAGCTACCCAATAGTCTCCAATAATAATGATACCTAATAAAGTTAAAACACCTATTGTAATTAATAATATTACAATGTCTTTGTAGTTTTTAATCATTAGCAATTCCACTTTCTAAGTGATTTATTAATTCTTGAATCCGGATCCCTAGCTGTTTTAGCTGAAGTCAATCTTTTCTTCATGCCCTTCATCCTAGCGCAAAAACTCTTTCTTCTATTGGCAGCTTTAGAACCTTTTTTTAATTTAGATGGTTTAGTTGTTACAGCAGTTTTTAATTTAGAACCAGGGTTTTCTCTTCTGTAAGATGCAACGCCTTTTGCATTTAATCCACCAGAAGGATTTTTACCTTCTTTACGTTGCCACGCTGGAGATTTAC